ATTTTCATGGCGGTTAAGGTATCATGTCGTAAAACGCCTGCGCGTTTTCATGATTCGGTCGAGGAGAGGTTTGTTCGCTTTGTGGTACAGTTAGAGTTACTCTACGGAGTTTCTCTTCCTGTGCCTGCGGACGTCTCTTCGGCATCCTTGAAGAAGTTCTGTTCTGGACTTCTTGAGGGGTGTTGTCATCCATGGCGGCCTTTGATCACGCGACTGTCCTCGGACAGTCGTTGGTCATTGGCCTTTTCCTTGTTTCTCTTTCGGAAGGTAATTCCGAGCGAGGCGCCTCTGGTAGGCGCTTATGTAGAGAAGATGACGCTTGCCCAGGATCTTCCTGATCCTGGCTTGCTTCGGTTTGCCCTTCGTGAGACTGGCAAGCTTTTCCCGCCTGGCTGGGATAAGTCTTATCTGGATAAGTGTACTACGAGCACTCTTCCTACGAGCTCTTGTACAGAGTCTGGTAGAAAGAGTGGAGGATGTCGGGGTCTTGAGCAGCAGAGTAGGTGGTCGCGCGAGGACTTCTGTTCTTACGTTACTGAATCTGTTGCCCCCCGCCATCGAGGCGCGTCTCGAGTACAGGCTATTGAGACTGGTGGCAAGTGGCGAGTGATTTCGATACCCCCTAGGGTTGACAATGCGCTTCGTCCCTTACACCAGAGCATGTACGACCGGCTCTCCAAATATGATTGGTTGCTTCGCGGCGACGCCAAGGCGTCGCGGTTCAAGCACTTCGGGCGGGTGCCCAATGAAGTGTATGTTAGTGGCGATTACGAGTCCGCCACTGACAACTTGAACAGTTATCTACAACTAGCAATCTTTCATAGGCTGCTTGGGAACTCCACCCGTGTGCCCGATGGCATTCGTTCCCACGCTCTCAGCATCTTCAGTTCTCAACTGGAGTGTGAGGGGTTCTCTGGTCAGCAGGCCAGAGGGCAGCTTATGGGGCAGCTGACTTCATTCCCGCTCCTCTGTTTGGTCAACTATCTCACGTTCAAATACAGCGTCCCTAGGGACGTGCCGGTTAAGATAAACGGCGATGACATCGTCTTCAGGTCTACGCCTGAGGAGGCCGATTCGTGGTTTAAGAACGTTGAGAAGGGTGGCCTCACAATTTCTCGTGGTAAGACGCTTGTTGATTCGCGGTTCTTTTCTCTGAACTCGTGTCTTTTCAAGGCCACTGAGAAGTCTTGTAAGGGCGTTCCGTTTGTACGCGCGAAGGCCGTCTGGTCTTCGAAGGA